GGCGACCCGCTTCACGATCTTGACACGACCGATGAGCCATGACTCGATGTCAAGATCGTTTCGTCCGGCCGGACCTTGATCACCGTACAGGCGTACGGTGATCTTGCAGCAAGATCACCGTACAGTCGTACTGTGATCTTGCATGTGAAAGATGGTCCGATAGTTAACACTACCGGTCGTGATCTTGACACAAGATCATCACCAAGTCATGCGACACTGACCGATGTCAAGATCACGCTAGTGGATCTTGCGAGCTTCATCAACTCTGTTACGGATCATGGAAACATCTTTAAATCCAGACCCCCCCGTGCCATTCGCAGCCTCCATCACCTCGCTACGCACATCAAACTTTTGGGGTCAGAAACGCTCTAGACTGTCTGATTAGTGGGTAACACCGGTCCCATCCATGAGATGAAAGCCGATAATCAGCCTCAAGCTAGTGCTATTTTGCCAAGAAACTAGTCCATCAGCTTTTCTGTACAATAGTGGGACTAATGCGTACCACAAAGAAACCGCTGGTAGGAGCCTACATAGGTACCTTGATGCAATAATTAGTGTGCCAATAGCGTTGCACTATAAAACCGCTGGTCAACCGGGGTTTGAGCCTATTACTGTCCCTGATTTCGCTAGATTCGTTATCCCCCCTCGGCTAGTGGCCGGGACCGGGGCGGTAGCCAGTCGCCCAACGCCTTGGCACCAGAGCTACCACGTATCGACGATCCCGCCGTAGTGGGCCACCTAGACGCGTTTTCCGTCCCACTAATTACTCTCGTAGGCGTGGGGACTGACCGGATACCCCCTGTGAGCAGGGGTTATATACCGGGACGCTATTGTCCCACTAATTAGAATGCGTCCCGAGATGTTTCCGCTGGTCACAGGGTGTGTAAGGCCCCCCCGAATTAGTGGGACAATTAGTGGGACGTTTCCGGGACGGGTTAGCGCTAGCAACGCTCATCATCACCTTTGAAGCTAGCGCTAACCCGTCCCACTAATTGCTCTGACCGATGCTAACGCTAGCCCGTCCCAGATATTACAGGCTGCTCACAAACCGCTAGACATGCTGGCGCTACGCGTGCGGGGCCACACAGAGCGAATCCGAAAGCGCCGGGAATTGGCCCGATGTGATGCTAGCGTTAACCCGTCCCATTATTTACGCCTGGTGCTACTGATAGCGCCGGTAGAGCACCGGTGCTGGCACATGTGGACGGGGCGCGGTAGCATGGCGGCATGTGTACTGGAGTCGACGGCGTCCACGTCTGGCGCGACCGCCCCGGCGTGAGCGGTCGTCACAGGGCAGGTCCCGTCTCGTGTCAGGACTACCTCAGGGAGCTCGAAAAAGCCCTGATCGAGGCCACCGGGGACGACGCGGCGCCGCAAAAGGTGCTAGCCAAGACCCCGTTCACCGACGGAATGAGGCCGTAAAAGATGCCGCTACACCATCACAACCTCGTGCCAAAGGGTCGGCTGTTCGGGCGCGAGAGGCCGCACCCGACCGACGAGGGGCTAGTTCTGCGCAAGCGGAAGCTGGTCTGTAACTGTGGCAAGGAGAAGACGATCACCGTTGAGCAGCTAAAGCCGTCTACTCGTAGCCCCGGTCGCCCGCAGAACTTCGTGAAGCCGGTGAGTGACTGATGCCCGACCGTCGTGAGAAAGACATCCGCCGTGAGCGTGTCGAGAAGGCCGCGGAGCTGGCAAAGATGCCGAAGGTCGTCCGCGACAGGGAGCAGACGACCGCCCACACGCACAACTGGCGCGACAGTGGGAAGCCATCTGCGCCGTTCCGAGACGCCAACGGAACGTGGGTCAAGGTCCCGCAGATCTGCACCGCGGGCCACACCCAGACGATCCTGAGGCGGGTATGACCGAGGGTAGCGTCAGGGAACGCGGCGTCTGTCCGGAGTGTTTCCAGCAGGTCTCGATCAAGCGCGACGGCACGCTTCGCAAGCACGGCTACGCCCAGCCCGCCTACAACGGTCGAGTTGGTGACTACTGCATCGGGATCTTTCCCAAGGGAGACGAGAGAATGAGCGAGCCCACGTCGCGACCCAAGGTTGCTGCGCCCCCGCGCCCAACGCCTAGCCAGGCTTTGCTGCGGTTCTTCGAAGCAGATCACCTTCCCGAGAATCTCAAGATCGTCAGTGTTCACTTCGGTGCCATCGCTCGCAGGATGGAGGAGATACTGCCCGATGGTGCGGAGAAGACGTTCTGCATCCGACAGCTGCTGATCGCCAAGGACGCGGCTGTGCGGGCGGCTCTCTAGTGACCGCCGACGGACTGTTCTGGTGCGGTACCGGACTCATGCACAGGCAGCACCAGATCACTGATGCAGATGGGGCAACTCACATCTGCGGTGGATCACAGACGGACAGGGACGGTAGGATTCGCGAGTACATGCCTGACCACATACCCGTTCCGCCCCGAGGCGGGTTCTCTCAGCCACCGACCGACGAGCGCGTAGTTCACCCGCCGCACTACAGTCGTCGCGTACCCGGCATCGAGTGCATTGAGGTCGTGCAGCACTTCAACTTCAACCTCGGCAACGTGATCAAGTACGTGTGGCGAGCCGGTGACAAGGGCGACTACCTGGAGGACCTCCGCAAGGCCCGTCAGTACCTCGACTTCGAGATCGACCGTGTGGAGAAGCTGCAGAATGATCGTTTGTGAGGGGTGTGGGAACCTCGCTAAGACGCGCCCTATCCGCTTCAACTGGCAGCGTGACTTCACCATGCAAGTGTGCACCCCCTGCGTGGTTGGCATCCTGCTAGCCCGACCAATCCGCATTCTGAAGGGCATCTTTCATGGCAGGTGACACCGAACACAACGAGATCATCATCAGCACTGGACATGACCTCCCCGATGGCTCTATCCCGATAAGGGCTATCGAGATCGTAATGTTTCTCAACCCGTCAGGTTCGGAGTCAGCCGCGCTGCGCTACCAGGGAACCCCCAACATTGTTGCCGAGCTCGGAATGGTGGAGTACGCTAAGGGTCTCATCATCGCGAGCCACAACGGAGAACGCTAATGACGGAAGCCCTCACGCCGGTCCTCGACTGGCACCGCCCCGACGAGGAGAGGCGTGGACCGTCGCAGCGGTACCGCCTTGAGCCCGCGAGGGCCGGTCTAACCGTCGAGCCGCGTAGCAAGGTCTGGAAGCGCAAGGCGTGGCTCGACCAGCGGCGCGAGGGCGCCTGTACCGGATTCGGTGCGGGTCACGTGCTCACCGGTGGCACGATCCCCTGGGAGATCACCGAGGAGAACGCCCGCAACTTCTACCGGGGCGCGCGTCGCTACGATGCCTGGGCTGGTGAGGACTACGAGGGTAGCTCCGTCCACGGTGTCATGGACTACCTCAAGAAGGCCAAGCTGATCAGCGGCTACAACTGGGCCGAGTCGGCTGATGAACTCCTGGCCGCGATCCAGCGTGGGCCGGTCGAGCTGGGCACGAATGTCTACACCGGCTGGTTCACCCCCGACTCCGAGGGCGTGATCCGTAACACTGGCGTGCGTGAGGGCGGTCACGCTTACGCGCTCGGCGGCATCGACCTCGCCAAGCACCGGGGCATCATCTGGCAGAGCTGGGGCCGTGATCACGGCGACGGAGGCACCGTCTACATGGACCTCGATGAGGTCTATCGCCTGCTGGTCGAGGAGAACGGTGAGGCTGCGATCCCGATGCGGCGGCGCTTCCGCCCCTACGGTCGGAGCCAGCTCGACCTCGCGATGGTAACGGAGTTGTGAGGTGGAGCAGCTTGATGAGGACCAGGCGGATCAACCCAGCAATATGCTCGGGTGCGTCACCGCGATAGTGGCCCTTGTCGCCATGTGGGCGTTCATCGGCGTCATCCTCTACTACGCCACGCACCGGTAGAACCCCCCGCAAGCAGGAACGCCCCTCGCCAAGAATGGCGAGGGGCGTTTCCGCTTGCTAGGAACCGCAGCAGGCCCTCAGTTGCTCCTGAAGTGCGTTCAGCTTGGCGTTGTTCGGCTGCTGACCCTGATCGACGCGCTTTCCCTCGGCTGCGATCACCCGGTAGGCCTCGGCGATGATCAGTTGACACTTGCTGCAGTAGTCGGGTGCCATCACGTGTCCTTGGGGTGGGGCGCGGCACAGTTTTCGACCGTGCAGGCCGGTGCATCGTCCGTTTGGCGCAGCCTCAGGACGAGGCGTCCGCTTCCGTCGCTGTGCTCGCTGTTGATGCCGGTCACGACGAACGTGTATGTCTCGTGCGGGGTCTTGGCAACGATCTCCGTCTTGGGCCACCCCATGCGATCGAGAACCTCTACCAGATCTTCCGCCGTCTCGATGTGATTTGCCACTACACTGCCTCCTTGACTCGGGTACCACAGGTCTCACAGCGCTGCGGGGGCGGGGCCGCCGCCGCACGCGCCCGCTCGTGACGCTGAATCCAGATGTTGAGGCGCATGTCGATGAGAATCTCCTCGCGACTACGCATCTCGGGCTTGTACTCCCGACCGGCGGCCTCGGCCTTCTGCTTGGTCCTCATCCGGCCAGCGTCTCGCTCGGCCTTGCGACACAGCGGACCTCGACAGCCTGCGGCGTAGGTAGCCTTGCGGTAGTGCGTCTTTCCCGCGTGGACGGGGTCATTGAGTTCTTCCAGGACGGCGGCGTCCACGTCCTCCCACCTATCCGACATAGCGGAACCTCTCCGTGGGGCGACCGACCTTACCGGTGTTGGTGATGTTCATTTCCAGTTCTCCGAAGGCCACCATGAGCTCTACGGTCTTCTTGAGCAGGTCGAGTGGATACTTGCGACGCTTGAGCCCACGTGCGATCTCCGACATAGAGATGCCGTAGCTGAACCTCTTGGCGTGAACCTGTGCCTGGTAGGCGACGGCTAGCCTGATCTCGTGCTGCAGGGAGTTGCCGATCTCAGCCTGCGGAATCTTGTAGCAGTCCACGATGTAGGAGTAGCACCGCTTCATGGCCTGGACAACTTCGACCGGAACCTCCTTGAGCTTGAGGTTCGCGGTCAGGAGGAGGCACAACTTCTTGCACGTGAGGTCGAGACGGGTGAGCAGCTCCGACTCAGACCGCTTCTTTTCCGGCTCTATGGTCCCGTGAAAGAACTCGGTGAACTCCTCCGCGGCCTCCTCGGACCAGACGATCATGTCGTCGGCACCGAAGGACCCTGCCCACCCTACGATCTCCTGAAGTGGCTTGACGCAGGTCGACATGTCCACGCTGACACCGCCGATGGCGTATCTCTGCTTCTCCGGACCCGCGGCGAATAGCCAACGGTTGAGGAAACCGCTGCTGTCGTCGCCCCGGCCCAGCAACTCCTTGAGAGCACGAGGCTGGGTCGTCGTGAGCGCGCAGGCGAACGGATTGTCCGCCTCTTTGTTGCCAGAGGTGAGCGAGACTGTGGCAATCTTGCTCTCCATGTCGTAAAACTGCATCAACGTCGGCTTGAGGACGTTCCCCATGCGGTTTGCTCGCCCGACGAGCGACGAAAGCTCGTTGAAGTCGACGATTCCGCGAACAGGGGCGTTGTAGAGCACGATCTTCGGGTTGCCGGGGTCCGTTACCGGCTTCTGGAAGGACTGGACGAGAACCTCAGCACTTGCGGGGGTGCTGATCTTCTTGCAGCCCTTGTTGTTGGGGTCGTCGGCCTTGTAGGGAAGTGCCTGCTGCAGTAGACGGTCAAGATGGTATCGTGCCTTGGACTTTCCGCTTCCGGAGTGTCCCAAAGTGCACACGAACAGGTTACCGTACACGGGGACCAGGTCATACAGCCGCACATCACGTCCGAGTGCCAGGCCCAGCGCAAGGAGGCCGTTCCAGAAGTGGTATTCCTCGGGAACATCGTCCTTCACCGTCGCCTTCATGTACTCGTCGAGGAAGGTGTTCTTGGGCACTACGTCGCGCCACTCCAGTGACGGAAAGACGATGTCGTCGTCCATCCCGTCGTCCTCGAACAGCTCGACAACAGAGCCCCCGTCGCCGTCGCTCGAGGAGCTATCTACATCGCTAGGTTCATCAACACCCGACGTTTGTGCTGATGTAGCTGTGGTTGATTCGCTCTCGGCTGACGGCGCGGCGGGCTTCGTCGGTGCCACGGGCTCATCACTCGGCGGTACCGCGTAGGTCTTGCCGTCCATGAGCTTGTGAAAGGTGTAGCCGTAGGCCTTAGCCATATCACGGCGGAGCTCGTGGAACCGAGCGCCCTCCTTGTAGCCAGGAACCGGATAGCCGAAGTGGTACGCGGCGATGTCCATGGCGTCCCCGCCGAGTTGACAACCACCGCAGTACCAAGTCTGCTTGTCGGTGTTGATCCAGGCCGACGGATCGTTGTCCCTGTGGCTGGGGGTGGGGCATGAGATCTTGATGCCCTCGGTCTGCCCAGGGGCGGGATCGGGGCGCATCTTGCCGCACCACTTGTTGTAGGCGTCGATGATGCTGATGCCGTTGATGATCCGGTCGAGCTCGGCGTCTTCCTCGTTGCGCGGACCACCGGATGCGTCGGGGATCAGGTCTGCGTCGGGGTTGCTGGGGGTGCTTACACCCGCGGCCTCGGCGGCACGCCGAGCCGCCTCTGCCTTGCGTGCCGCTACCTTGGCGCGGAAGGTTGACAGGTCGACTGCATCGGTCACCGCAGCCGTCCGCATGTGCATCCGACAGAACGATCTGCCATGTCACGGCAGGGGTCGCAGATCACTTTGTCCTACCGGGGACAGTCATCCCTTTCTCGTGCTCGTGTCCCGTGTAGAAGTGAACGTGCATGTCACGGTGGGATTCGAGAATCTGCAGGAACTGGACCACGCTCATCCGGCGCATCTCGTCGGGCGACGGCTGGCCGGGTGCGAGCGTGTGGTTGTCGATGAAGTGCCTGATCCATCCCTCACGGGTGATGGGGTCGAGGCGTGGGACGATGATGATGCCTTTACTCACCGGGGCGCTTCCAGGGGTTCGTTGTCGTCAGCGCATACACCGGGTCAATGGGCTTTAGCTCAGACATTGGGGCGGTCATGTCCATGAAGAACGTCGGGTCCGGCGTCTTCAGGTTACGACCGAGGGGCAGCCGCATGAGGTTGCCGAGGTCTTTGCCCTCCAGCGATCCCTGCTTGGGGAAGACCTCGATAGACAGGTTGGGGAACCCGTCGACTGGGTCCTTGTCCTTGAAGGCGAAGAAGTGCTCACCGCGCAGCTTCTCCGTGATGTTGAGGGAGTCGAGGACGATCATCGCGCCCTCACGCGCCTCATCGGCGGGCACGCGACCGGTGAACCCGTACACGTGAATGCCCTTGTTGCCCGAGTATGCTGCGGCGCACGGGATAGCCAGTTCCTCGTACACGGCCTTCAGCAGCACGTGCGCCACAAGACGAAACTGGTACTTGAAGAAGTCTCGACCGGGGTGAGCCCGGTCCCGCCACGCCTCGCGGGGGTTGCACTCGACCGCATCCGCGACGTTGCCGCTAAGGAAGTCGGGAACGTAGAACCCGGTCTTCTCCAGGTCGACATCGAAGGCGAACAGCTTGCAGGTGTCGTCCTTGTCGAGGAGGTAGTGCCCGTACGATTCACGTCCGCTGACGTGCTCGTCGATCGAGGCACGATTCCAGGGGAAGTAGTCCGTGTACTGCTTGGTGACGTTGTCTCGCTTGCCGTGCGGGGTGTAGATTACCGCACCATCAGATGTAACTAGCTGCTTGGCCTTCACGTCCGGCCTTGCGATGAATCTTGATGCCAACAGATTGGCGAGCTCGTTTGCCACGTTGCTAGTCTCCCAGATGACTAGAGAACCCGCCGATAGAGCGTCGGCGGGCTACCCCCACCCTATCCCTCGGCGGACCATCCCTTCAAGGGGTACCGGAGGGGATAGTTGCGCCCGGCACCGGTGTAGTGCTACGCTCCCATACGAGCCGCCACCCCAAGAAGCGACTCTGAACGGCCCCGGTGATGGACACGCACCGGGGCCGTTCGCTTGCTCCCATAGGGGGTAGCGCCGTACCCTCCCATCATGGACGCTCAGACTGACACCCTTCTGCTAGCGGTGCTCCCCGTGCTGGCGATCCTCGTCGCTGCTCTGCTGATCTTCGCCAAGCAACTCAACGAGATGATCCACAAGCTCGCCGAGCAGGTCGCACAGGACCGCATTCAGCAGACACGACTCGAAGCCACAATCGACCGCATGGAGCGGGCAACCAAGGTCGTTGCCCACGACCTGGAGGCATCCATCGGTCGAGCTGACAAGGCCGACGACAGCATTCCGGGCGCGAGTGCCGACGCCGCCCTTCGGCCGGAGCCGAAGATCGGATGAGTGCCACCGAGGTCTGGTTCCGTAACCCCGACAACTACATTCGCGAGCTTGTCGAGTGTGAGGTCGGTATGGTGGCCTGGGATCGCGGCTTCCTCGTCAAGAAGTCGCTCGATCCACACAAGCACGCTGGTCTGTACTTCGGTCGGGCGATCCCTTGGCGCGCACTCGTGATCGGCGAGCAGGGCAGCGCGGAGATCGGCCCTGACAACGACATGACCAAGCCGGTAGCCGTCTACCCAACCTGGCGGTACGGTGAGGATGCAACACTTCTCGAGGACATGGTGGAGAACCCGGCTGGTAACAGCATGGTCCACTGTACGGACTTGAGCGTGGGTCCTGACGAGCGTCCTGTGTACGGCCAGGAGCACCGCGTCGTGATCAGCGATGTGCCTAATGCTTCTGCCGGACCTGGTCGAAAGTTCCTCCGCTACCTCAAGGAGCTGCAGGAGGATAACCCCGACTGCATCATTCACGTTCACGGTCTGTATTCGTTCCGCATGGCCTTCGGTCTTGGGTTCCGGGCCGCTGACGTAGAGCCGCGGACCGCGGCGCAGAAGGGCAAGCTCCACTTGCCGTCCGGCAAGGAGGAGCTCTATGAGCGGGCACAGGCTAATCCGCAGTGGGTGACGGCCCTGGGCTTCAAGCCCGTGGACCTCGCCGTGCCGCGTAACAGATGTATGTACAACATCAAGAGTGCGCTGTGGGCCGGTAAGCACTACGCCGAGCTCTACAAGTTCAAGACGCAGGGCGATGTCGATGTCTCGCCTAGTACACCGGATGCTGACTTCACACCCGCTACAACTCGTAGCCACATGTCTGTGCCGAAGAAGAAGCAGCCGGGTGACGGCTTTGCGTGTGACACTTGTTCCCTTCAGAACGAGTGCAAGTACCAGCGAGCAGGGGCGGTGTGTAGCGTGCCAGGTGCTGAGCCGACTCCGTTGGCGAAGTTCTTCAAGTCGCGTGACAGCGACACGATCATCGACGGCCTCGGAACCCTCATGGCCGCGCAGACAAGACGTCTCGAGCGCGGCATGGCGGACGAGGATGACTTCGGCCTCGATCCGGAGGTGACGAAGATGATGAGCCAGCTGTTCGAGCAGGGCGTCAAGCTCGCCAAGCTCGTCAACCCTGACCTGCGTGGCGGGGCCAAGGTGAACGTGAACGTCAACGGCACCAACGGTGGCGTTCAGGTCGCTATGGGCGATCCGCGCCAGATGGTGAAGGGTGTGATTCGCGAGCTCGAGATGCAGGGCATCCCCCGTGACAAGATCACACCTGCAATGATCCAGGGCGTCATGGAGGGCATGGTGGACCAGGGTCGCCAGCGACAGGCGATCGAGGGCACCGTGATCGAACATGAGGGTTCGTAAGTGCCTGCCGTGTGGCAAGGAGCACACCGAGGACTATGAGTTCTGGCAGTGTGAGCACGAGGCCCTGTGGACCCTGGTAGAGGAGCTAGAGAACAATGAGCTTGATGATCCGTTGCGGGAAGTGCGGGACGAAGAACAGGGTCCCTGACAGCGTCCGCTACAGCAGTATCCAGACCAGGAATCTCAACCTGATTGTTGCGGCCTTTCCCCTCACCCTTGTCCTGTTAATCATTCTCACCCTGGTAGCAACGTGAGCTTCGACCCGAAGAAGATAGCGGCTGAGGCCAAGTTTCTCCTCGACAATCCTCACTTCGATGAGCGCCCCGCGACCATCATGGAGTTCATCGGACCCGGCTACCTTGACATCGAGCGCAAGGTCCGACCGGGACTTAAGACCGCACTGCAGGACATCTTCGGGTCCGAGGTTAACCCGCAGCGGCTAGCCGACTTCGAGCGTGCCATGATTACCGGTGGCATCGGCATCGGCAAGACCACGTTCGCCAGTATTGCTCTGCCGTACATGGCACACTGGGTTCTCTGTCTCAAGGACCCCCAGGACTACTTCGATCTGCTACCGGGTTCGCGCATCGCGTTCATGCAGATGTCGACATCTGAAAAGCAGGCACTCGATGTCATCTTCGGTGACATCAAGGCTCGTATCCAGCATTCCGACTGGTTCGTCAACAACTACCCGTTCGACGATAAGTACACCAAGGTCATTAAGTTTCCGAAGGACATCTGGATTCTCCCAGGCGACAGCGCGGAGACGACGTTCGAGGGCTACAATATTCTGGCTGGCATCCTCGATGAGATGGATAGCCACAAGATCACCAACGAGCGCGACTACGCCGACCTCGGTTACGACACGATCCACTCTCGCATTGCGTCCCGCTTCATCGACGAAGAGACGAACGGGCACAAGGGTCTTCTCATCGCCATTGGTCAGATGAAGAAGGGCAACGGGTTCGCCGCTCGCAAGTACGACGAGTTCATGCAGGACCCGAAGGCCTACGTCGTCCGCATGACGATCTGGGAGTCCCTGGGGTGGCACCGCTTCCTCCACCCCGACGGCACGCGTGACTCGTTCTGGTACGACATCAAGCGCAAGCAGATGATCCCGGCAGGCGTGGCCTCCGTGGTGGACAACGACAACATCATCGAGGTCCCGAACGCCTACCGGAAGAACTTCGAGAACGCACCCGAGAAGGCGCTCAAGGACCTTGCCGGTATCCCTCCGGCGACCAGTGATCCGTTCATCTCCCTCACGCACAAGATCGACGAAGCCGTCGAGAAGTGGATTGAGCGTCACGGTGACACCTCGCCTGTGGACGATAATCCTACCAGGCCAAAGATTGCCGAGTGGTTCACGGCAAGCGGCGATCCACGTAGACGGGCTCTGCACATTGACCTTGCCACCTCGGGTGATGGTGACGCACTCGGTATGGCGATGGGGCACATCGAGGAGATGGTAGAGATCGACGGGGAGCGCAAGCCGCTCATCGTGATCGACATGCTCTACCGCGTCAAGGCAGCTCCCGGTACGGAGATCATGATCTCCGATATCAGGCGTGTGATCTACGACCTCAAGGACGAGCGGCGCTTCCGCATTATCGACATCACCATGGATGGATTCCAGTCTACGGACTCCCTTCAGCAGTTCCGCAAGAAGAAGTTTCACGCTGACTATCTGTCGGTGGACCGCAACACGCTGCCGTATGAAGATCTTCGCGAGGCGATCTATGACGGTCGACTCGAAATGCCGCCGTACTACACCTACATGACCAAGGGTGACGACAAGCGGCCGATCCAGGTAGCCGTCCAGGAACTCCAGCAGCTGACCGATACCGGCAAGAAGATCGACCACCCGGCTGGTGGCTCCAAGGACCTTGCAGACGCTATGGCGGGGGTCGTGTCGACCCTCATGGGTGACCGCGCATACCGCAAGGGTGTAACGTCTATCAGTGGCGTCTCGGACCCCGAGTACGTGAACCAGCCGCAGTCGGTCGGTACGTCTGGCATGGTACTTCCAATCCCCGGTAGCGGTAGTGGACTTAGGGCTCCATTGCCGCAGGCACCGGTCGGGGGTCTGGGACTGTCCATTCCTGACAGACTCCGCCCGAGTCGTAGATAGGACACACCGTGGGCCTCGTTGACAAGTTCGGCAAGCCGCTGAGCACCGACATCGTGAACAAGAAGGCTCCGCCGCCCAAGAAGGGCGAGGCGTTCGGCGATTGGGCCGGACGTGACTCGCAGTTCGTGACCATGCCCGGCGGTGGTGTGGTGCAGTTCGATCTCTCCAAGCTGACGCTCGAGGACTACCGCGCTATGCGCGACCACTACCAGGTTAATGCATCCCTGGCGGTGCTGATGTTCATGCAGCACCAGTCCGACTGGCACATCGAGTGCGAGGACAAGAAGATCGCCGAGGAGTGCGAGCGCCAGCTGCGGAACATCTGGACCCCGCTCAACCGCTCGCTGTCTCAGGCCAACTGGGCCGGCTACTCGCCCAACGCACTCGACTGGGAGAACAACGACCAGTACGGCAAGGTGGAGATCACCAAGGTCAAGGACCTCTACCCCGAGGAGTGTGAGGTCAACTGGAAGCTCGTCGACGGATGGGCTCCTCCCGGTCGCATCCCGCCGAAGTTCAAGATCTACGATGGCATCCGGCAGATCGGTGCGCCGTGGCCTATCCCGGTGGAGAACAGCCTGTGGTACCCGCTCCTCATGGAGAACGGTGACTACTACGGCAAGAAGATGCTTCGTCCGGCCTTCACGTCGTGGTTCTTCAGCATCCTCGTTCACCTGTTCGCCAACAGGTACTACGAGCGCTTCGGTGAGCCGACCCCCATCGGTCGTGCCCCGTTCGATGAGGACATCGAGATCAACGGGGAGCGTGTGCCGGGTAACACCTACATGCTCAACCTGCTCACCCAGCTGCGCAACCGTAGCGTAGTCGTTCTGCCCAACGACAAGACCGACAACTCGCACGGCAACCCCGAGTTCGACTACGACATCGAGTATCTCGAGTCGCAGATGCGTGGTGCGGACTTCGAGCGGTACATGACTCGTCTCGACGAGGAAATCAGCATCGGTCTGTTCACGCCTATCCTCCTGCTGCGTACCGCAGATGTCGGCTCGTACAACCTGGGCGTCGGTCACACGCAGACGTACAGCATGATGGTCGACGGCATGAACGACGACCGCAAGCAGTACATCGACAAGTACATTTTGTCGAAGATCATCGACTACAACTTCTCGCCCAAGGCCCCGAGGGCGAAGATCGTCTACCGCAGCCGAGGCAACAGCCAGATCGAGATGGTTCGTGAGCTTCTCGTGTCTCTGGTGGCTAAGGACAAGATCAAGCCCGACATCGACGAGCTTGGCAAGATCGCTGGTATGACGTTCACGGAGATTCGTGAGACGACTCAGGCCCCGACCCCCGACGACCCGTCGGAGGCCGGTGAGGAGGGGGGCGGTGCGCCCGGCCCCGACGCTCCCGGTGGGGGCGGCCTCGGTGAGGGGGCGGAGGATGGGTCGGCCATCGCTACAGAGATCTTCAACCGCGTCCGACCGCAGATCGAGAACGCGTGGAACGCGGGCACCTTCGGCCCCTCGCTTCGCGTCTCGATGGGCTACAAGCGCAAGCTCGAGATGACCCTGGCGCGTGCGGGTGTCTTCGCGCCGATCAACCGGGCGAGCGTGTTCTACAACTTCATGGACAACTGGTTCCAGGACGTGCTCGCCCTCGGCAAGGATGGGTTTGACTCTCCCGAATCCTTCCTCCGCCTGTTCAAGGCCGTCCTCAACAGTCAGCTGACTGAGGTTGCCGGTGGGTGAGAGGCGCCAGAAGGAGTTGCGGTGTTTCTGCTCACGCAAGCCTCTGCTGGCGATGTACGGAGTGGACGAGCGAGGTAAACTATTCGTCCACATCAGAATCTACAAGCAGCGTCGCATCTACGGTGAGGTTCTTGTAACCGAGGGCAAGGTGCAGCTGTTCTGCCGTGAGTGTCTTAGGTGGCACACGGTGGTCATTCGTCAGCCCGGTTCGGCCGCACTGGTGGAGGATGAGACTCCTGCTCCCCTCACCGTCGATCCTACCGACACCCCCATGCTTGCACCGCCCACCCCTACGACGTAAGGTACTCGCCATGCGAAAGTCGACCAAGGCCCTCACCATGAGGGCGCCGAAGCAGCCTCAGGGCGACGCTTCGTGGTTCGCCTTCAGGAACGTCTCCGACGACGAAGCCGAGATCGACATCTACGGTGAGATCGGTGGCTACTCCTGGTGGGACGACGACGAGAACGTCACGGCGTCCTCGTTCCGCAAAAAGCTCAAGGAGCTCAAGGGTAAGTCGCGGATCACGGTCCACGTCAACAGTCCCGGTGGTTCCGTCTTCGAGGGCCTCGCGATCTACAACGCGCTCAAGCAGTCTGACAGCGAGATCAAGGTTGTCGTCGACGCTCTCGCCGCTTCCGCTGCCTCGTTCATCGCCATGGCGGCCTCCCCCGGTCAGCTCATCATGGCCCGGAACGCCGTCATGATGATCCACGACGCTGCCACCTACGCGGCTGGTAACGCCGACGACATGCGCGAGATGGCCGACCTGCTCGACATGCACTCGGACAACATCGCGGACATCTACTCGCAGCGTTCCGGCGAGACGGTGGAGTTCTGGCGTGAGGCCATGAAGGCCGAGACGTGGTACACGGGCTCCGAGGCGGTCGATGCCGGTCTGGCCGACGGGATGCTGGAGGACGAGGATGAGGAGGCGGAGAAGGTTGCCGCCAAGTTCGACCTCAGCGTCTACAACTACGCTGGCCGTGAGCAGGCCCCCGCACCGTCCGTCGTCCACAAGCGGATCAAGTCCATGATGAACCAGGCCAAGGAGAAGACTGTGCCCAAGCCCGTCAAGAACCACGACGAGACGACGGGGGAGGAGACCGCAGGGGCGACCGGCGACGGTCAGCCCGTCGTCGAGGAGAACCCGCAGACCACGCAGCCGGTCACCGAGGAGGAGCAGACGGAGGAGCAGCCCAGCACCGACGCTGCCCCCGAGGCCACCCTCACGAACCGGGCCGGCATGGTGGGGATCGTCGTCAACGGCGTCACCCACCAGGTCCCCGCCGTCGTCGCGCAGCGTATCACCGCGCTGGAGACGGCGCAGATGGAGCAGCGCGATGCTGCTCGCCGCAGCTTCGTCGCCTCGCTGGCGTCGAGCAACAAGATCACCTCCGCCCAGGTCAGCGACCTCGAGGAGTTCGCCCTCGACCTGTCGGACAAGCAGTACGAGAAGTGGGTCGGCTCGTGGAACGTCGCCGCCCCGCTTTCGCTGCTCGGTAACCACGGTCAGACCGGTACCCAGCAGGGTGCGGGGCAGACTGTGGACACGACCGCATCCGACGAGATGAAGACTCTCGAGGAGATCGTCGCGCACAACCGCAACGGTGGCATGTCTCAGGCCCAGCTCGAGAAGACGCCGTCGTACATCAAGCTCCAGTCCCTCAAGACCAAGTCGTAGAAGGAGAACAGCCAACATGGCAGACTTCGTCAAGGGCGGAGGTGTGACCACCCCGTTCGGGCGCAACGAGTTCCTGCGCTCGACGAAGGAGGGTCAGATCCAGACCGAGAGCTACACGTTCTCGGCTGCCTCCTTCCCCGCCCGCACCATCGACGGTGCGCCCAACCAGAAGATCCTCCAGCCCGGCACGGTGCTCGCCAAGATCACCTCCGGTGCTGAGGCCGGGAAGGTCGGCGCCTTCCAGGCCGGGGCCACCGATGGCCGAGCCGTTACGGCGAACATCGTTGGCCTGTGCCTCACCTTCCTCCCGTGGCAGCTCATCGAGCGCGATGTGGAGGTGTCCGCCGTGTACGACTGCGTCGCCATGCAGGGGTGGTGCAGGGAGCTCGACGCCGCCGGCCTCGAGATCACGCTCACGAACGCCACCGCTGACGCGATGCGTGGCACCAAGGGTCTGGATGTGAAGTTCAAGTGAGGTACTCCATCGACCGTCTGGTCCGCAAGGAGGTCGCGCTCGGCGCGATCCGTGACGTGGAGCCGCCGCAGGACCACGTCGGTCTGCGCGAGATCGCCCCGTTCCTCGAGGTCGCCACGGACGACGTGATCTTCGAGTACATCAAGGGCGGCCTGCAGGAGGGCCTCGCCCCCGCTCGCGCCGAGGACGCCGAGGCCGAGCTGGCGCAGAAGGACCAGTTCCTCGCCGGTGAGGGTCGCGCCTCCGTGATCGACTGGTCGCTCAAGGACAAGTACAGCGCGTCCGACGTGACCCGCTACCGCGAGGACCTGCTGATCCTGGAGCGTCTCCAGGGCACGGCGACCGACAACACGAACCTCAACCTCAACTTCGTGGGTCGGACGGTGGACGACTTCAACCGCCGCATCGCCCGCGAGGATCTTCTCCGTCGTCGCAAGCTGGACAACCGGATGGAGTGGCTGATCATGCAGGCCATCGAGACGGGTGGCATCTCGTACAACGACGGTAAGATCAAGTTCACCGTCAACTACGGTCGTCCGAGCGACCAGCAGAACCAGGCCCCCGCCGGTGGCCTGTGGGGTCAATCCGCGTCCGACCCCATCGGCGACATCCTCGCCGTCCAGCAGCTGATGTACGACCGCTACGGCGTTCGTCCGGGCACTGCCTACATCAGCACGCGCATCGCCAACAGCATCTGGAAGTCCGCTCGCTTCCTGGCCGCTGTGGGGCTGCCGGTCGTCGGCGGTACGCCGTCCACGACCCTCGACCCCAACTACCTCGGTCTGGCTGGCTACAGCCCCCGTGGTGCCATGGCGATCGTCGAGGCGCAGACCGGGATCAACTTCCGCATCTACGACTCGATCTACCGCACCCGCGCCATCGGCTCGAACACCTACACGAACAACAAGTTCCTCTCGGACAACAAGGTGTTCTTCCTGCCGACGAACGTCGACGCTGACCCCAACAACGTCGCTCGCTCCGGTGGGTACGCCTCCGCCGCTGCGAACGGCACGGGGCTCTTCGACGAGACGGAGATCGGCTTCGCCAAGATGCTGACGGCCCCGCATCCCGAGGGCAACTGGCAGGCGGGCTACTACGAGTGGGAGGACGAGCAGCGTGACCCCTGGGTCCACGTGCGCGGGTCCGGCATCAAGGCCTTCCCGGTCTTCCCCTACATGGAGTACACGTACTCCATGACGGTCCTCTAGGAGGAGTGACATGTCCGACGACGACAAGACCTACCTGACGGTGCCGACCAGTCAGCGCGACCTGGAGGAGCGGCTCGCTCGCGACTTCAAGCCGGAGCTGGTGCAGGCCGACCCCAACGAGGTCCCGGCGCGCTACGCGACCGAGTCCACGGAGACGACCAACTACGTCGGTGTCTCCGAGGAGTACATG